ACCACATCCTGTGACAAAAGATTTACCTATTCTTAAAGATGAAAGAGCGATTATTAAATCTATAAGAAATTTGGTTGAGACTATACCTACCGAAAGATTTTTTAATTCTACTATTGGATCAAATGTCCGTTCAAGTTTATTTGGATTTGTGGACGTTGGAACTGCCTCTATAATTTCTGATCAAATTAAAAACACTATTAACAATTTTGAACCAAGAGTTGCGAATGTTAAAGTTATAGTAGATCCTCAACCAGATTTAAATTCATTTGAAATTACTGTTAATTATGAAATTATAGGACAAGATTTTCCGACACAAGAGTTCAATTTTATACTAGAGGCAACAAGATAAAATGCCTTTTACTAAATTTACAAATCTAGATTTTGATCAGATAAAAACGTCCATTAAAGATTATCTCCGTGCAAATTCAAATTTCACGGATTTTGATTTTGAGGGTTCTAATTTTTCTGTATTAATTGACACATTAGCGTATAATACTTATATTACATCATTTAACTCTAATATGATTGTAAATGAGTCATTTTTAGACTCTGCAACAATTAGAGAAAACGTTGTTTCATTAGCGCGGAATATTGGTTATGTTCCGCGCTCAATAACTGCTTCTAATGCAGAAGTATTCTTTGAGGTAGAAACAAGTAGCACTAGCCCATCTTTAACTCTACAATCTGGTGTGGTTTGTGCTGGGTCTACAAATGAAACTACATATATCTTTTCAATACCCGAAAATATAACAACCACCATCAAAAATGGTATAGCAAAGTTTGGTAGCAAGGAAAAACCGATACTAATATATCAAGGGACACTTTTATCTAAACAATTTGTCGTTGATGGATCTTTAGATCAAAGATTCATATTAGATAACTCATTTATAGATTCATCTACTATTTCAGTCTATGTAAGAGGTCCGGGAGAAAATGGCGGATTAGGGACAAAATATAGTGTAGTAAACAATATCATTGATACTAATTATCAATCTGAAATATTCTTCATACAAGAAGTTCAAGATGAAAAGTATGAATTATTGTTTGGTGATGGGTATTTTGGTAAAAAATTAGAAAATGGATCGGTAATAAATGTAAATTACCTAATTACTGATGGAAAACTTGGTAATGGATCTTCAGTATTTTCTTTTGTTGGAACTTTTAAAGATTCTGAAGATGATGTAGTTATTCCAATAGAAGCAGTTAATGTAAATGTAGTCACTTCATCAAAAAATGGTGGAGATATAGAATCAGTATCCTCTGTAAAATATTATTCCCCAAAACTTTATTCCACCCAATACAGAGCAGTTACATCACAAGATTATGAATCAATAATTCGTGAAATATATCCAAATACGGACTCGGTTTCCGTTGTTGGTGGTGAAGATCTTTCTCCCCCACAATTTGGAAAAGTTTTGATTAGTATCAAACCAAAAAACGGTGATTATGTTTCAGATTTTGATAAAGAAACTATATTGAGAAGATTGAAAAATTATTCTGTTGCAGGTATAAATCAACAAATAGTAGATTTAAAAACTCTTTATGTTGAAATTGACACTTCGGTTTACTATAATACAAATCAAGTTTCAAGTGTTGATGATTTAAAAACTTTCGTATACAATACGTTATATACTTATTCAAAATCTGCAGAAGTTAATAAATTTGGTGGAAGATTTAGATACAGTAAAATAGTCCAATTAATTGATAGTGTAGATAATTCTATAACATCTAATATAACGAAAGTTAGAATTAGAAGAAATTTGAAATCTTTAATAAATCAATTTGCACAATATGAATTGTGTTTTGGTAATAGATTTCATATCAGCGCATCTGGATTTAATATTAAGAGTACAGGATTTATTATTGATGGAATTGATGGATATGTTTATTTAACTGATGTTCCAAATAAAACTGCTGATGGATCTACATTAGACGGATCTGGAAAAGGATTTATTTCGATTGTTAGAAAGAACGTTGATGGATCATATACGGTAGTTTCTAAGTTCGGTGGAAATATTGATTATTATGCTGGAGAAATAAATTTAAATGGAATAACTATAATAGGAACTGAAAAACCTAACAATATTGTAGAAATTCAAGCAGTTCCAGAATCAAACGATGTGGTTGGATTAAAAGATCTCTTCTTAGAATTCAACATCGAAAATAGTGAAATAAATATGGTAAAAGATGTTATCTCTTCTGGTGAAGATATTTCTGGAGTAACTTTTACTAGAGATTATTACACGTCAAGTTATTTTAATGGAGAATTAGAGAGGAAGTAAATATGATTGAAACTAGTTTTGATACTAGAGTAAAGATTCAGCAAATTATATCAAATAATTTACCAGAATTTTTGCGTGAAGAGTCTCCTAAAGTTGCAGAATTTTTAAAGCAATATTACATATCACAAGAATTTCAAAGTGGTGTAGTTGATATTGCGGAAAATTTAGATCAATATTTAAAACTTGACAATTTAACACCAGAAATTATAAATGATAATACTAAATTATCATTTAATATAGATTCTACAGTTGGAATCATAACAGTATCTTCAACCAAGGGATTTCCATCCTCTTATGGATTACTAAAAATTGATGATGAAATCATCACTTATACTGGTGTAACAACTAACACTTTCACTGGTTGTATCAGAGGATTTAGTGGAATAACAAAATATTCCACTGAAACGTCTACATCAACAATAGATGAATTTAATTATAAGAATGATTTAGTATTTTCAACTTCTTCTACTGCTTCTCATAACAGTAACAGTAAAGTAATTAATTTAAGTACTTTATTTTTAAAAGAATTTTATAAGAAGTTAAAGTATGCTTTGACTCCAGGATTAGAGAATATTGACTTAAATTCAAACTTAAATGTTAACAACTTCATTAAATCTGCAAGAAGTTTTTATCAATCTAAAGGATCAGAAGAATCTTTTAGAATTTTATTCTTAGTTCTTTATGGAATAGAACCCAAATTAATAGATTTAGAAACTTATCTAATAAAACCGTCTGCTGCAAAATTTATAAGAAGAAAAGTTGTTGTTACGGAGTTGGTTTCCAGCGGAGATCCATCTAAATTAGTAGGTCAGACAATAAAAAATAACTATGATTTGAGTGCTCAGGCTTCTGTTTCGGAAGTAGAGATATTCACAAGAAATGGAAAATCATATTATAAACTCTATTTGTTTATTGGTTATAATGAAAATGAATTAATTGATGGTACATTTAAGATTACTGGAAAAACTAAGGTATTAAATACTATTCCTGTGGGATCTTCTGTCATTTCAGTAGACTCTACATTAGGATTTCCTTCCAGTGGTTCATTGGTATCTGGAAACAACATCATAAAATATACAGACAAAACTGTTAATCAATTTTTCAATTGCTCGGGAGTTATTGAAGAAATACCCATAAAATCTGATATTAGATCTGATGAGATCATATATGGTTATGAAAATGGAGATTTAAATAAGAAAGTAGAATTGAGAATTACAGGATCTCTATCTGAAATTTCTCCCAATAGTAAGACATTATTATCATATGATGGTGATAAAATTTTTGTAAAAAATGTGGGAGAGAAAATTTTAAATCCAGAAAAAGATAAGTCTTTTAAAGAGATACTAGCGAATTCATTCATTTATAACACTAGTACTAGACATCAAGTTTCTGAGATTAGTGGATCTACATTTAAACTAAAGACTAAAATAGATAAATCTAGCTTAAAAATTGGAGATTATATTGATATTTTATCCAGAGGTAGTAATAATAATATTCAAGGATCTAATATAATTATAAATGATATAAATTTTCAAAGTAATGAACTTACATTAGGTGAATTACAAAATTTTGTATATAATCCTACTTTACAATATGATATACGAAGAAAAATTAAGTATGCAAAAAGTTTAAATACCGAATTAGAATTTGGCAATAATTCCGTTATTTCTGATGTTAGTAATTTGTATGTAGATGAAAATTATGCGTATGTAGCATCTAATTCATTACCATCATATGAGATAGATACGAACTTAGTATATCATAGTATTTCTGTTGGTTATAATACTCAAGTTAAGTCATACTTGCAGGGTCAAATAACAGATAGTTCATCAATAGATTATCAAAAGTATTCCATTATTTCTTTCGATGAAAATGTTAAATTTATAACTGGCGATGAGGTTGTATATGTCCCAGAAAATAATGAATTGCCAGGTTTAATTTCTGGAGCCTCATACTATGTTGAAGTTTTAAGTCCCCCTAATAAGGTAAGACTATATCAATCAAGATCATTTATTGGAGTATCTAATTTTGTAGTTTTTGATCAGCTAAACTCAAATGAATTTCATAAATTTATATTATCTTCAAATAAAGATAGTGTAATTAGTCCGCAAAAAATACTAAGAAAATTAAATCTAGTACAAAATGATTCTAAAGTTGGAGATCAAGAAACACCTACAGGAAGTTTAGGATTATTATCTAATGGTGTAGAAATATTTAATTATAAATCTCAGGATAGTATTTACTACGGACCTATAGAAAAGATTGAAGTTTTTAATGGTGGAAGTGGGTATGATGTAGTAAGA